AACGCGCTCTTGCCGCCGGCCCCAGCGTGCTGGCGGTTCTGGCCGCTGGCGTCCGGGTAGATGCGCCGGATCTGCGGGTAGGTCTGCCGGATGAACGCCGCGGCCTGCTCGGCGTCGCAGTTGGGCAGCTCGTGCTCGGCCACGACGTGCATGTGCGTCTGCGTGCGCCAGAACACCACGAACGCCAGCGGGTTGACGTTGAAGTCCATGCCCACGCAGAGCTCGGCGTCGGCCGGCTGCTCGACGGCCACGCTGTGCACGTCGGGGTCGTAGCTGTGGTAGACCCGGCCCGTGGACAGGTTGACGAACTTGCCCTGCACGTATGCCTCGGCGGCGGCCTCGTCGTAGCTGCTGGTCAGCCTTTCCACATAGTCCGCCGGCAGCGCGCGGTTGGCCGTGCTCGAGCTCTGCACCAGGCCTAGGTCGTGCTTTTCGCGCAGGTCGCCTTGGAACAGGTCGTATCCCCAACCGACGACGCCCTCGGGCGTGCCCGTGATGTTGATCTCGCGCTGCTTGGCGTCAGGGTGACGGACACGGGCCAGGATCTGCTCGAACACCTCGACCGGCTGAATGAACGGCTCGTCGATGCCGGCCGCCGCGATGTTGGCACCCTTGAGCCGCTCAGGCCGCTCGCCTGACATGCACAGGATCGTCGCCGTCCGGTCGCGGTATTGGATGTGGAAGCGGTAGGGCTGGCTGCGGAACAGGTGGTAGCGCATGTCCGGCTCGTTGCGGCTCTTGCCCTCCAGCAGCTCGTCCAGCGTCTGCACGATGGTGGTGAGCGCCATCGGGTAGGACGGGCTCACCGTGACCACGGGCACCGGCGCATTCTTGATGGCCAGCCAGATCATCCGCTTGCCCAGCGCCAGGGTCTTGCCGCCGCCGTAGCCGGTGACCAGGCCACGAATGAAATTGGGCAGCTGCCACCAGTCCCGTTGATGTTGGAACATGCCGCCGCGCGCGATGCTGCCGTTGTCGGCAAGCTCCGGGTCGTCCATGCGCCAGAAGGGTGCGACGGCGGTGGTCAATCGAAGCGCGGGTCGGGTTGGTGGTCAGCCTCGAGCGGTGGCGCTTCACGCTTGCCCCACGTCTCGGGGAACCGGCGCTCAAGAAACCACGTCGCGGCGCGCCAGTCCTCATCAAACTTGGCACACACAGCCACTAGTGCTTTGCGCTCTGCAGTGGCCATAGATGTAGCGACCTTTTCCGCAAACACCGGATTTCGGTCAATGTGGCTACGCAGCGTTGAGGTGGGCACGCCGCAGGCGTTGGCGGCGCTGCCTTCCCGCAGGCCCAGGCGGATCGCGGTCAGAACCTCGAGCTCCTTGTCGGCCGTCATCACGCTGCGCGGCCGGCCTGTGCGCTTCTTGCCTGTCATTCGGTGGGCGCGTCGCTGCCCAGGGTCACCCGGTTGTAGCTGGCCTGTAGCGCCTGGTTGGTTTGCATGCGCGTCTGCACGTCCTTGATCGCGTAGACGACGGTGCTGTGGTGTCGCTTGCCCACGTAGTCGCCGATCTCTTGGAGCTGCCAGCCCTTGCTGCGCAGGATGGCCATGAGCAGCTTGCGCGGGCCGCTGACGACGGCGCAGCGGCTGTCGCCCAGGAGCGCGTCGCGGGTGACGCCGAACTCCTGGCAGATGCGGTCGATGTAGGGCTGCGCCTGCTCGGTCAGCGTGTCGAGAGTCGTCATCGTGGCATTGTATCCACAACTTCGCCCAGTTGGAAAGGTTCCACCACGCGGCAGGGCCTGCACCCGTAGGTCCGGTGTTGGCGTCCCTGCCTTCGGACCATTGGAATCCTGCCGCGCGGTGGATGCCGGAACGTCCGGCGAATGCTGTGCCTCGAGGAACCGCGCGCGCTTGTCGTCGGCGCTGCGGGTCATGCGTCGAGCATCTCCCGCAGCTGCTGCCGCTCTGCGTCTGTAAGCTTGGGCAGCAGCTTCTGCACGCGCTCGAACGCCGTGGGCACCTTGACGATACCGGCCTCGACGGCGGCCGCGCGCACGCTGCGGAACTCGCCGTCGGCCAGGCGCTCTGCGATGTCGGGACGGTCGCGCTTCAGGCGGGAAACCAGGTAGGCCGGGTCGGTGCCGCCGGGGGTCTTGGGCAAGTTGATATTATCAACTTGCTTTTGCGCCGCGCTGGAATGGTCGCCCCCATGCCTCGCCAGCGCCGGCTGCTGCTCCACGAGCTCGCGCATGGTCTGCTTGTCGTTGGCCAAGCGCACGGCCTGCACTAGCGCCACGGGCTTGCCCAGGTGCTCGTTGCACCACTGGTCATAGTCGTCGCAGCCGAGCGCCTCCCATGCCTTACCGTTGTGCAGGCTCTCCAAGCATCGACGCACGTTGCGAACAGTGGTGTCCATGTTCTGCAAATACTTATGCGCCGACAGCGTGTAGTAGCGTGCCCACGGCTTAGTGCCGACAGGTGCTTCGGGATCCCCGATGTCATCAAGCTGCATCGCCACGCCTCCTGATCTCTGCCACGACTAACTGCAGCGACTGCTCGAGCTCCGCCTCACACTGGTCTGCCAAGCTCTTGCCCGTGCGGGTCTTCAACCATGCCGGTCCTGACTGCCAGTCGATGCGTGGCATGTTACGACACAGCAGCTGGCTCAGATCCTTGCACGATTCGGTGATGGACTGCCGCAGGTCGCGCTCGCGATCGCGCACAGTGCGCGTGTCTGCTAGCACGGTCGTCTGCTGCTGTTGCAACAGAGCGTCGAAGGCGTCGCGGCCTTGCTTGTCAATGACGGCCTGGATCATGCGCCACTGTTCCGGTGACAGTGATTGCCGCAGCTGCTGCAGCTCGTCGGTGTCCGGCGCTTCGCCCAGATAGCGCTCGTGAATGTCGGTTAGGTGGCTGATGGCCAACAGGTCGCGTCCTTGTCCTGGCTCGGGCGCTTCGCGGGTTGTCTCCTGTTGTCGGATCGCCGCGACCTGCTCTGCTTGGATCTGGTCGATGACCTGCTGCATCATCGGGTCATGCGGCACAAACGCGTGGCCCTCAGTCTTGCCAGGGCTTGCGCGCCAGATGCGCCCCAGCATCTGCTCGATCCAAGGCGTCGAGCGAATGTTCGTCAGGCAGATCAGGTGGCTGGCCGCCGGCACGTCCAGTCCTTCGTATGCCATCGCGCACGTCACTAGCGCCTGCGTCTCAGGCTGTCGCGTGCCCCGGAACTGCTCGACCTCACCGTGCGCGTCGTCGTTGTCGGTAATCGCCAAGCTCGTGGTGATGTTCCGCTGCCGCAGCTGCTCGTAGTAGTCGCGGGCCTGCATCTGATTGCCGCAGACAACAATCAACTTGCCCGCGCGCTGGCTGTCGTTCCAGTGACGGATACCGGAGTCAAACACCTGCGACGCCAGCTTGCCATTCAGCACGGCAAACAAGGCACGACCGCTCTCCGCGCTCGAGACCTCCGACAAGGTCTTGGAACCGTCGCCCCAGTTCACGTCGCCATCGTGCTGATGAAACTTCACGGGCACGACGGCCTTCTCCAGCAACGCAGTGGTGCGGCTGTAGCGAATAAAGGCGTCACAGGATGCCTCGGGATCCGGCATCCAGCCCAGGCCGTCGTCGCTCGGACGGTACTGCAGGCCGTGGATCAGCGTGTTGTCAGCCGTCTCAAGCGTGCCGCTTAGATAGACACGCAACCGCGCGTGCGGCTCGATCATCTGCAGCGCCTTGGCTGTCGCGTTCGGCTCGTTGTTGTTGAGCTCGCGCTTGGCGTGGTGGACTTCATCGACGACCAAAGCGTAGGACATGCCGGGCCGGCTCATCTCGGCCTCGAACAACTCCGGGTTGCGCTGCAACAGCGCGTGTGTCGCGACAAAGCCTCGCGTGCCACGGCTCGGGTCGATGTCGTTGCCTGTCTCGCGGATAGCCAGACCCATCTTGGCGTAGTCCTGCGCTGCCTGACGTGACAACGACAGGCGCGGCACGAACCACGCGATGCGCAGCTGCGGGCGCGCGTCCATGATTATCTTGGGCACCATCGACTTGCCGCCGCCAGGGCAGACGTGCATCACGATGCTGCCGATGTGGTCGCCTGTTTCTAAGCATGCAATCAGGTCGGCTTGGTGCTGCCTTGGTTTGAAAGTAGAGGACATGTGCGGAGACGCCTCCTTTGCGCCTTTCTTGAGATTGCAGGCCGGGCACGTCGGCTGCATTTCGTGGACGTTGGTCCGACCAGACACGCACCAAGGCGTGATGTGGTCGGCGTGCCAGTCCGGTGGGAGAGGGCACGCGCAGATGGCGCATCGACCGCCCGTCGATTGCCACAGCGCGTGCCGCAGTTTCTTGCTGCGTAGCCTGCGCGGCTTGCGCGTCACGCCTGCACGAACGCGTTGCGCTCTTGGAATGCCTCCAGCAGCTCCTCGCGGTCAACGCCGACGAACCCGCTGGCCTTGGTCTTCGCCGCCCACGCCTGCAGCTGCTCAGGCTCGGTGCAGCGACCCAGCGCCTGCTCGGCGTGCTCGCGGCTGTCCCAGCCATCGACCTTGGCTGGCGTGATCTTGCGCTCCTGCTGCGGCGGGTCTGCGATGTCGCCGTCGTCGTCCTCCATGCCAGCGGCCAGCCCGACCAGCGCCAGCGCGGCGTAGCGTCGCTGGTAGGTCACGCTGCCGCCCCACAGGTGCAGCGGGTTCTGCCTGCCGCCTGCGCCCTCGACGTGGACCAGCCGCGCGCGGCTTGTGATCTGCTCGCCGCTCGTGTGGTACAGCGTCGTGACCAGCACGTCGCCGCCGTCGTCCAGGTCGAAAGTCTGGACCAGCGCCAGGCCGTTCTTGGACAGCGCTGGCGTGATGGCCGACAGGACCGTGGCTAGGTCCGCGAACTGCCCGTACTGGGCGCGGCTGTCCTTGTGGATGACGGCAACGTCGCCGTGGAATGCCGCCAGCGCGGCCGTGATGTTCTTGTGCTCCATACCTGCCTAGTGGTTGGGGTTCCTGCCAGTGTGCCGCCGCAGCGGCACGTTTTCAACACGTCCAGTCGGGCTTGTAGTTCCGCTGGGCTTGCCAGTAGAGCAGCAGCGCCTTGAACATGGCCCAGCCCTTATCCAGCTCCTCGTCGCTAACCTCGACGGCCCGGCAGACGCCGGGGTGCGTCCTCGACACGTAGATGATGGCGCAGCGTCGGCGTGGCTCCTCGTAGTTGCGCTCGGCAGCCGTGGTCGCGCCGTCCTGCGCCTCGAGCGCCGCGCGCGTCGCCGCTAGCTGCATCCAGTGGCTGTCGTAGGTGCGCAGCCGGTCCAGGTCGTCCTGGTCGCCGTCCTTGCCCTTAAAGTCGATCACCCAGCTTTCGTTGCTCAGGTCGGCCTTGGTGCCGTAGCCCAGGTAGTGCGCGCAGCCCTTCTCGGCGTCCCATTCGGCCCACGGGCCGGCAAGCTCGCCCAGCACACGCACGACGCCGCGGACGTGGTCGGTGTAGGCAGGGTCGAACTGTTCCTCGCACATGGCCAGCTCGATGGCCGTGTGGATGCGCGTGCCCTCCTTGGCGGCCTGCTGTGCTGTCAAGCCCATGTCCATCTCGATGCGCTGCAGCCAGCGGTCCTCCGGCTCGTCCGTGCCTCGAGGCAGCGTCAGCGCCGACATGATGGCCTGGCGCTGCTGCCACCGGACCAGCGCCGGCGCAGCCGCGCACCGGATGATCGTGGTGACGCCGGGTGCCAGCTGCATCTGCCGCGCGTCGCGCAGCGTGGTCTTGCGCCAGGCGTCGCCCTTGGCCGTGGGCACCTCGTAGACCGGCGTGCCGTCCTGGGCATACCAGTGTGTGGACTCTTTGACGATCTGCTTCTTGTCGGTCATGGCTCCCCCTAGAACAGCAGCGCGGTGTAAATGCAAAGCGCGATCAGCACGTAGCCGCCGATCTGCTCCATGATGTCCAGGCCGGTGCGCTGACGGAACCGGCCACGGCTGTCGCGGTAGGCGCTCACAGCTCCACCTCCCCCAGCACCTCGCGGAACCGGTAGCGGCCGACGATGGCGTCCTGCCGCTCTGCCTCGAGCAGCTTTGTGTCGATGCAGTCCCCGATGTCCACCAGGACCGGGAACAGGCCCTCGTCGTGCAGCTTCTGCAGATCGTGGCCCAGGTGGTCCAGCGTCTTGGGATCGTTGCCGCTGCCGTACTCGCGCAGCTCGCCGTTGCAGATGATCGCCCAGCCGAGCGCGCGGCCCTGCTTCTGGGATGTCTTGTTGGTCTTGTCGTTCATGTTTGCCTAGTCGCTTGTGCGATGTTGGAAAGGTAGCGGTCCTATCGGCATTTCGCCAACGGTTCTTTCCTTTTCTGTCCAGGTTGCTACTGTGCAGGCATGGACATCCAGACGATCTTCGACCGGTTCTCGGTCAACCACATCCACGAGCAGACCGGCATCAGCCGGGTCACCCTGCGCAGCTTGCGCGACAACAAGACCACGACGGTGCAGCACCGCACGATCCGCGCGCTGGCGGCCTGGCTGAACGAGCCGGTCGAGCTACTGCACAGCGCAGTCCGGCAGCACCAGGCGCGCAAGGCGCAGGAGCCGCGCGCATGACCTTGCAACCCGATGGCGACCTTGTTAGGAATGGGGGGCAGGGGGGGTCTGTACCCGTTGGTACTCAGGTGTGCGTGGGTGCTCGTCCTTCTGGCTCTGCCGCAGAGGGAGAAACGCGCAAGCCCGCACACCAGAGTACGACAGGTAATGGAGGCGTCGAGGCTGCCATGGTCGCGGCCGGCGTCTACTGCCTCAACAGCAAGGCGCGCTGGGCGATAGCCGAGCAGCTGGCCGAAGCTGGGCTGTCCGGCGACGACATCGACCGCCTGCGCCGCTGGATTGCCTCCAGCGAGCCGCGTGAGGGCCTACAGCGCCGCTTTCTGGCCGGGCTGCTGTCGAACCCCCAGGATGCCGCAGAGGCGCTGACAACGCTCGACAGGCACGCAGAGACGCGCGGCAGCGGCGACCGCAACGGCATGAACTACGAACCGGAGCCAGCGGAGGGTGAAGATCCCAAGCAGTTCCGGGTCGAGCGCGACGCGCACATCGTGTTTGGGCGCATGCACGGCGACGGCGCTGACGCCGCTACGGTCGCCGCCGAGATGGGCATCAAGAAGCACCAGGTCGAGTATCTCTACACCCTGGGCGTCCAGATGTTCGGGGGCGGGCTGTGACCCCCGAACGCCTGCAGCAGATCCGGCACACCGGCACCTGCACGCCTGACGAGGCCAGGGAGATGGCCCGGCTGCTGCTCGAGGCCAAGACCCGCGCCAGCGACGGGCACACCAGCCGCAAGGCGGCCAGCTCGGTCACAAACATGACCAAGAAGCGGCAGGACGTGATGATGACGTTCCGGCGCTACGGCACCCTGACGGACGAGCAGCTGGTCAGCGTCTACGGGCAGATGGGCGACGTGGCCGACCAGTCCGAGAGCGGCCTGCGCACGCGCCGCAGCGAGCTGGTCAAGATGGGCCTGCTGTGCGACACGGGCCAGACCCGCCGGATCCGGTCGGGCCGCATGGCCGTGGTGTGGGGTCTGGCATGACCGTCAGCCCTACGCAGCGCGCTCTTGCCTACTGCCGCAAGCACGGCATGACGGCGCAGGTGGTTGAGCGGTGGAACCCGCACGCGCGCATACGGCAGGATCTGTTCGGCTGCATCGACCTTGTGATGCTGGACGACACGGGCCTGGGCGTCATCGGCGTGCAGGTCACCAGCGGCAGCGCCCACGCCGCGCGCGTGAAGAAGGCCCTCGAGGAACCGCGCCTGGTTGCCTGGCTGCGCGCACCGGCACGCTTCGAGGTCTGGTCGTTTGCCAAGCGCGGACCCGCAGGCAAGCGCAAGCTGTGGACCCTGCGCGCACAGGCGGTCGAGCTCGACGGCGACGCCCTGCGCGTGGTGGACCTAGAAAAACAGCCGACCCGCTAGGCTCGGGTCGGCTGCGTGCAGCGTGCTGGCCGGTCAACTGGCAGCCCCTCTCCAGGCCGCCAGACGTGGAAGGGATCGAAGGTGTCAATCAAGACACCAGCCCGCCGCGCCCGCATGTTAGCGCGAGCCGATGTTCAATTCCACCATCGGAGTCGTCACGAACCCAGCAGGCACGCGCCGGTCCTCGACCAGCAGTTGACACCAGACCTGCAGCCCGCCCAGGCCCTGCGGTGCGACCATCCGCAGCAGGATCTTGCCGTGCTCGTTCTGCACGAACTCAAACTGCACGCCGGGCCGGTTGTGCCGCTCGATGCGGGCAGGTTCCTCGATGCGCGTGGGGATCAGGATGTAATCCGGCGGCACCTGCTGCATCGCGCCCTTGCCGCCTGGGATCAGCCACGGCTCACCCGGCTCTTGCAGCGTGATCAGCAGCGCCGTCGCGCGGTCAGGACGGTAAGACGGGCGGTGCGTCTCCAGCGCAGGCAGCGTCCAGTGGTTGGGCGGCACGCGCTTGGCCGGGTCGTAGCTGTCCACCACGCTCTGCGGGTAGTTGCCGATTGGGCGCGTGACCCAAAAGATGAAGAACTCCTCGCCAATCTTCGGCTTCGTCGTCGGCGTCATCACCAGCGGCAGCCCGCCCTCCACGTCCGCCAACTGCGGCATGTGCCGGATGTTGACCGTGGCAAACTGGTCCGGCAGGTAGCTGGCCTCGCGGCTGGCGCGCGCCATCAGCGTGAGGTCAAAGTCCTCGCGCGTCAGCGCCTTCTTGACAAGCTCCGGGAACACCTGCGGCAGCTCGTCGGAGTCTATCGGTCGCTCGTCGGAGTCTATCGGTCGCTCGTCCGAATCAATCGGCGGGTCCGGCGTGACCGCCGCCTCCGGGTCGGTCGCAGGATCCTGCAGCACGCATCCGACAACTGTTGACCAGAACAGAAAGCACAAGGTCAGCAGTGCCGACCAGACAACTACGTTCAGTCCACGCATAGGAATAGCCAGTAGCGGTAACGGCGCAGGCCGAAGATGGCGCACGCCTCGTCGATCATCTTGTAGCCCGTCATGATGCAGAAGCCGCTTCGCTCGGCGTGCTCCTCCATCGAGCGACGCCGTAGCATCACCTCGATCTCGTCTTGGCTGACGCCTTCTGCGCCCGCCCTGCTGCGGATCAGCGCCTCGTTTTCGCGGTGCCACTTCATCATCGACCAGCCCATCTTTGCGCGCGTGACGCCAAGTGCCTTAGCAGCATCCCACATGCAGCCGCCGCATTGCTCGATGGTAGCCTCGACCCTGCGGCGATGTCGGAGCGCGCCGCCGGACGGCTTCTGCATCTTAGACCAGCCATACTGGGCGTCGTCTTGCGTGCGCTCGCATTCCTTGGCCAACGCGCGCAGCTTCTTGAGGTCGCCGCCGGTGTATTCGTGCAGCCTGCGATACAGCGTCGCGTTGCCGATCTGAAGCTCCTCGGCGGCGTCGCGGACGCGCCAGTTGCACTGCTCCATCGCATCCATGATGCACCGCCTTTCAACGACGTGCAGCGGATCGATGCGCGTCCGCATGTCCATCAGGCGCGGTCGATCTTGGCCTTGGCTGCGATGCGTGCCACGCGCTCGGCTGCCGGCGCAGCAGGACCACGCCACCAGCGCACGCCGGCCACGGCCAAGCCAACCTCGAGCACGACGCGGCCAACCTGCAGATACCACGGCTCGCCAGTGTTCGCCATCACAGCCGTGCGTAGCGCCTCGGCCTGCATCGGCGTCAGTCCGCCCTGCTGCTGGATGGTGTCGATGACCTCAACGATGCCCTGCACTTGGTCGGCGGTGAAAATGCCGCAGCTGGTCAGCAGCATGCAGGCGACGATAGCGGTGGTGGTTCTCATAGCTTGCTTGCCATCATGGCGGCGACGGTCGGGATCAGGCCACCCAACAGCCCGAAGATGCCACACTTGACCTGCAGCGTGGCGACGTGCTTCTCAGTCTCGATCAAGCGCTCATACAGACCTTGCAGGCCCTGCTCGTGGTTGGCGCGGCTGTGCCGGATCTCGTTGGTCAACCGCTCGAGCTCGCGCATCACAAGTTTCCGATACTCGTCCCAGCCGTTGCCTTCTGACATTCTACGCATCCTTAAGCTGCACCGAAACCCGGCAGCGTGGGTTGGTCGCCGCGTTAGCGCCCGACAGCTCTACGATGAACTGATCGCCAGCGGCAAAAGTGACAGGTGCAGACCAGGTGCCCGAAGTTACGACCTCGTCGAACTCAGGCAGCCAGCCATAAGTTGCCGACGCCGTGGCCTCGGCGGCGCGCGTTAGCACCGGGCTGGGCGTATTGACAGCGATGGCCGTGCTGTCCGCTGTCGCCGTGGCGCTTACCGCGTTGGTCAGCACCGCCGTCGTGACCGCCGCGCTTTCGGCTGTCGCCGTCGCCGACGCCGCCTTCGTCAGCACCGCCGTCGTCACGACCGAGCTCGTAGCCGTTGCGGTAGCTGCGACGGCCTGCGTGATCAGCGCACCCGTCAGCGCCGTGCTGTCCGCCGTCGCCGTGGCATCCACGGCTTGCGTGACGGTTGTGGACCCTATGGCCGTGCTGTCGGCTGTAGCCGTAGCGTCGGCAGCCTGCGTCAGCAGCGCGGTGACGACGACCGCGCTGTCAGCGGTCGCCGTCGCGGCGACAGCCTCAGTGATCGTCGTGCCACCACTGGCCGTGCTGTCCGCCGTCGCCGTGGCGTCAGCAGCTGCGGTGACGACGACCGTCGTGACCGCCGTGCTGTCGGCGGTGGCAGTCGCGGAGACCGCCTCCGTCAGTGCTGCCGTCGTGACGACCGCGCTGTCGGCTGTCGCGGTGGCGACTACAGCCTCCGACACGGTCGCGCCGGTCAGGACTGTGCTGTCCGCTGTCGCGGTCGCCGACGCCGCTTTCGTTACGACAGCAGAGACAACAAACCCGTCCTGCGCGCTCGCGGTCGCCGACGCCGCCTGCGTTACTTGTGCCGCGACGACAAAGCCATCTTCAGCGGTTGCCGTAGCAAGGACAGCCTGCGTCTGCGTGACGTTCGTGACGCCCGTGCTGATCGCGGCCTGCTCGGCACCGATGGATAGCTGGCGCTGGACTGCGCCAATGTCGCGGCCTGCCACGTCTACGGCTCCGTGGGCATGTCGTAGAGCGCAGCGTCACGCAGTAGCGCACCGCCGGTCGCCGTGTTGTTCAGGCTGTAGTCGTCGTTCGCGGCGTCCGTGAACGGCGTCGTCGTGATCGTCACGTCGTTGGGGCCAGCGTCCACGCCGTTGTAGCCACCCGACGAGTTGTTGAACATGCAGTTGTAGTCGATGTAGCCAGGGTCGGGCGGCAGGCTGAACCCGTCCAAGTCTACGGCGTAGCCCGTGCAGTCGGTGATAAGCGTGTTCAGGATGGTCGTCATCTGCGTGGCGTTGCTATCGCTGCCACTACCCGATCCCGTGTAGGTGACGCCATCCCCGCCGCAGCCGGTGATCGTGCAGTTCTTGATCGTTCTGAGCGCGTCTCGCTGGATATTGCTAGTGTCATCGATCAAGACGCCTGCGCCTGCTGCGTCCGTGATCAGCGTGTTGCTAAGAACGCATCCCTCACTTCTGAACAGGACCGCTGCCGTTGTGCCGTAGGTGTCCTGGCAGTCGAGCCAGCAGTTGTCCAAGATTAGGCCGTCGCCCCCATTAGCCGTTTGGCCGACGACATAATTCGCGCCGCCTTTGATGTAGCAGTTGTAAGCCCTGAACGAGCCGCCAAAGGCACTTACATGTATGACGCCGTTGGTGGGCTGGACCGTGCTGTTATTCTCGACGGCGCAGTCGATCAGCGTAATCGGGCCAGAATAGACTGAAACCCTGCCGTTGACACCGCCCGTGCCGTAGTGCTCAAAGTCTACACCAACGACCTTTAGCGGGATCTGCTCGCGGCAGTTCAGCATATCTACGCCTTGTGTGGTGCGAACCTTGGGCTTGCTGCTGGCAGACGACGATGCCTGGATGACGAGCGTCGGGTCGGTCTTTGCATTTGTGGCGCTGTCGTTCTCAGCGACCCAGAAGCTGGGTGGAAATCCGCCAGTAGATGACGCCACCGTAAACGTGCCGTCTAGCTCAATCGTCCAGCCACGGCACCAGTCGTGGAAGTCCTTGCGCTGGTTAGTTGGGATTGAGCCAGTGACCTCGTAGTAGAGTTGCTGCCGCGTGCCGTTGATGTGCCACGCTGCGGCTGAGAAGGTCGTGTCGATAACCTGCTCGACAGTGATGCTGGTGCAGGCCGCTTTGCTCGGGCTGAACGCCGTGATCTGGAACAGCGTGCGGTCGCCCGATCCAGCGTTGGTGTCGGTCCAGATGTAGTCGGACCCGTCATCGGCGCACGATGACAGGTCCAACGAGGTCAACTCCGAATCGGTGAAGTCAAACGTGATGGTCGTGCCGCTTGCGGTGCCGCCAGCGGTGGCGGATGTCCCCACGCTGCTGGCCACGCAGTCGCTAGGGTTCGTCGTCGAACCCGTAGACGTGTTGTAGCTGATCGTGGGGTAAGCCATCAGACCCCCACGCGAAGCTCGCAGTTCTGGAGCGTGAACGTGCCGTTGTCCGTCGCGGTCACCGTGCCACCAAAGTCGAAGATCGCCCAGACCTTCGCGGTGCCTCCGTCCGTCATCACGAGCGCAGCACCAGCTGCAGCGATGCTGCCACCGCTTGCCGTCCACTGCACGTCGGCCAGCTGCAGGTATTGCCGGTTGTTGCCGCTGTCGTCAGCCAGCACGTCGAAGCCGCTGCTGTCCAGCGTGACGGTGTTGCCGCCGGTCGTGTAGCCGTTGCCAGCGCTGACCTCGTTGAGATCGGCGAAGTTCTCCGCGTCTACGTCCGCCCCGGTCAGGTTGGTCAGGAGACGCACGCTACAGGCCGTGGGGCCGGTCGCGCTGCGGAAGGTGATGTCGAGCATCCGGTAGATGCCGTAGTCGGTCCAGGTGTTAGCCATTGTTTACGTTCACAGTCATGGTTGCGGCGGTTGTGTAAGAGCGGCTGCCCGCCGCCTTTTTCTTCAGTGTCAGTGTCCAGGTGCCAGCAGGAGCCGTGGCCGCGCGCCAAGTTACCACGGCGCTATCGGTCTGGCATGTGCGGTCAAGCGGGATGCCCACCCTGTCCTCGCCGAGCTGCTCACCACCGTGCTGCAACGTCACCTCGGTGACGCTGCCGGTGTTGGTAACGTGCTCGAGCAGCACGCTGTCTTTGGCAAACGCATAGAACCGCAGGCCGTTGTCGGCGTCCTGCGTGACCTCTACTTCCACGCCTGTCGGCGTCGTGCCGACTACGTTGAGGAAGTCGCGCAGCAGCGTGACCTTGTCTTGCTTGGTGTAGTTGACCATCAGACTGTAAACTGCGCCTCCGGGCCTTCGCCGTGCTGTCCAATATGCACCACGCCGATGTTGTAGGTCGGGCTGCCACCAGGCGTGTAGCCGGCAAACGTCGCGCGCGCGTCTGGCCAGTCGAAGTAGCGGTCGCGCAGCGTCGGCGTGCCCGTATTGCGGCTGTCGATGACCACTTCGTCTACCAAGACATCAAACCCGACGCTGCTGTAGAACTTGATGCGGTAAGCCTCGAAGGGCTCGTCCAGCGTGTGCGGCGGCTGCGTGCCCAACGGCAGCACCGCGCGCTGCCAGTGCGTCGGCACGCTGGCGTCTTCCACCAAGAAGCGCGTGGTCTGCGCCGTCGCGTTGTAGCTCTTGGTGACCTCGCGCACCGGCAACGGCAGCACGTTGCGGAACGTGGGCGAGGAGAAGCTGGTGTTCGTGGTGGTCGTCAGGTCGCCGCCGGCTGGCACGACGCGGTAATCCAGCGAGCTCGGCGTCGGGCCACCGAACTGCTGGGAAAACAGCCCGCCGGTGCTCTGCGTCAGCATGACCAGCAGATAGGTCTGGTTGCGCGCGCCGCTGCTGGTTCCACGCAGGCCGCGCAGCCAACCGCCTAGCGTGTAGCTGCCGTCTGCGTTGGCGCTGACCGTGGTGAACGCCGCGATCTCCACGTCGCTGGGGTCGCCGTCCTTGACCAGCGCGACCCAGTTCTTGCCGGCCTCGGCCTGCGCTTGCGTGCAGGCTTCTACGGTGTCGGTGCCTTGGTTAACCCAAAACACATCGACCGTTTGGCTTCGCAGCGTCACCGTGGTCGTGCCGTAGGTCTCGCTCGGGTCTTGCGACGACAGCGTCCCCGCTAGGCCGGCCACCGCCGCCGAGCTGCTCACCGATCCCTGCGGCGTGTAGCTGTTGCCGTCCTTTGATTCCCAGACGGTAGCCGACTGCAGGCTGTTGCCCTGATCCGCCACCGCCAGCAACACGCTCGGCGTGTTAACCTGCGCGTTGGTCACGCCTGGCGCGTCGATGGGCACCGTCAGCAGCGAAGCCGTGACGCTGACCGATTGCGGCACGATGGCGCTTGAGCTCTGCACCGGGCTGCCGGCCACCGCCAGCTGCGTCATCTCTGACACGGCCGTGACGTTGACCATGTAGTTGGCACCGATGTCGCGCTGGATGATGCGCGCGACGATGTCCTCCCCCTCGTCGTCGGTCCACGTCACGAGGTCGTTCTCGAGCAGGTGGATGTATGCCGCCGGCAGCGTGAACCGATACGTGCGGCGGTTGACCCAGGCCCGGCGCATCATCGTCGTCGTCAGGTTGCGCGCCTCGCGGCGGGTCAGCGCCATGCTGGACAGGTCCACGACCTGCTCGTTCACATGGTCTACGCCGTCAGGGTTGCGCAGCCCAAAGTGCTCGTAGCCCTGGCTGAACGCGGCGTCGGGGTCTTGGAAGCGCACGCCGATGCTGGTCGGCATGTCGGCCTCGGGCTTGTCCTCCATCTGCACCTTGTCGATGGCAGACTGCTGACCGCCAATGCGGGTGCCCAGGTCGGTGAACGCGCTGCCGTTTTCGAGCTGCACGCTGTCGGCGTTGTCCGTGTCAAACAGCGACACGGTGCCGTCGCGGTCTTGCGTCAGGATCTGGCCGGCTACCAGCAGCGGCTGCAGCTGCTGCGCCACCGGCACGACGCCGCGCACAAACGCGCCACGGAACGGCTTCTGCTCTACGTCGCGCGCGTCGATCTCGGTGTTCAGCAGGTCGCCGCGCTGCATGATGGCCTCAAGCGCCTGCGGCCAGCTCATGCCCTCGTCGATGTCAAGGATGGCCTCAAGGTTAGTGGGCAGCTGGTCGCCAAACGCGCTGACGTAGCAGTCCTGAAGGCCCTGCGACGCCATGCCTCGGTAGTTGCTCGTATTGCCGCTGCCAAAGTCCTGCAGCAACACGGTGGGCTGGCTCTGCTGTTCGCCGCCCTTGTTGTAGTAGGTGGCGGAGTCGAAGTCGGGCGGGAACACGCCGGTGCTGAAGTTCTGCTGCGCAGCAAAGTCGATGATCAGCTCCTTGCCGCTGACTGCTGCAACCGACGTTTGGTTAGGGATGTCCGACAGCAACGCCGTGTTGGTGCTGTCGCTTTCCAGCACCATCGTGTTGCCCGACGTGTTGCGCACGGTGAACGTCACGTTGACGTTGCTGCTGCCGCCGGCCGCGACGATGTCCATGTTGCGCACGGTGACGATGTCGCCAGGCGCAAAGATGTTGCCCGGATCTACGCGCCCTGGGTTCGTTATCAAATGCAGAGCACCTGGCAGTCCGACGCCCAGGTTGTATCCGCGCTCGAAAGTCAGCTGCGCGCCGCCGATAGCGTCATCCACACGGCGCACGCTGGCCGGGCTGAACGGCGTGCCGCCGCCGTAGCTCAAACCGCTGATGCTTTGCCCGTCAATGGGGATCACGGACATGCTGCTGCCCTGCGTCGGCGTCGCGCCGATGACGCCCGTGACCTCGTAGTAGGTGCCGTTCCACGTCGTCGGCCCGCTGTTGCGCACGAAGTCGCGCGGGATGAGCAGGTCGCCCACCTTAAACGTGTCGCGGAAGTCCGGGTCGAACTCGTCCACGAGGTTGATGCTGACGTAGCCGCCGGTCACCGTGGCCGTCAGGTTCTCGCTGGTCACGCCGATCAGGTTGCGGTCGTTAAACAGCAGAAGCTGGCCGTTGCCGATGAGCTGCAGCAGCTCCGTGGTCGGTCGGTCGTTCAGGTGCAGCAGCGCGTTGACGAACACACGGCGCAGGGTGACGCCGGTGCCACCCTTGGTGCCGCTGCCGCTGCCCACCTCGCGGGCCTTGCTGCTTTGATACATCACATGCGCCGGCACACGCATGCGCGCGCCGATGGCAAACGTGCGCGGCGCGCCCGGACCCTGCTCGCTGCTAGGCAGGCTGGCCAGCTGCGGCAGGCGTGCCTCGTCCGGGCTGCCTGCCAGCTTCGGGTAGATGATGGTCGTGTCGATGTAGGCGGCAGCCAGACCCACAGCCCAGCCCACGTAGGGCACCGTGAACGCACCACCAGCGGCTGCTGCTGCTGCTATGCCTGACGCCATGCCACCCCCTTGATGTGCCAGCCGCGCACAGACTCACGACGCCACACGGTCTGCAGCACGCGGTTGCGGCGCGACCAGGCGTGGACGCACAGCGTCCCGTTCTCTACGTCCTCCAGCGGCACCACGACGTGCCGCGCGCCGCCCAGGAACGGCACCTGCCAGATGTGCGCCGTGGCCGGGTCGTCGGCCTCGGTGCAGAACAGCGACAGGCCGCCGACTAGCGCCTGCTCAGTCGGCTGGCAGCCATACATCGGCGTGCTCTCGAGCTCGAGGCCGGCCGCGCGCGCGGCGGCGTAGGGCACGCCGACACAGTCCAAGCCCGTCTTGGGCTGGCGGCCGGCGTGTCGCACGGTGCAGCCAACGAGCTGCCGCGCGGCTTCGGCGAAATCGTGCCACGCTATCATTCGATGACGGGCTCCCGAATCGTGCTGGCAGTAGGCTCCAGATCGCTGCCGCCAAAGTTGGCCTGGTTGCTAAACTTGTCCTGGCAGGTATCAAACAGCCCATTGCACCCTGGCTTTACCGTGGCCTCGTCGCCCACCTGCATGGGCTTGAGCGTGGGCACGAGCAGCCGGCATTCGCGCGTGCTGTAGGTGAACCCGACGATGGGGCTGACTTGGCCCACGTTGTCGCCGCTCGTCCACACGATGCTGCCGTCGCGGTAGTAGTCGTCCACCTGCGCAGCAGCCGGCGGCGCAAAGCTGGCCGTGGCAAACCGCACGGTCATGTATTCATCCGGCACGCTGTCTACCTCTGCGCTCGCGACCGTCTCGGCGCTGATGTTGGCCTTGCAGAAGTCGCCGCCCAGCTCGTATTGGCACGTCTGCGAGAAGTAGCCGCCGAAGCGCCCACCCGTGGGCCTGCGCAGCTTCTGGGTCACGCTCTCCATCGTCCCGACGAAGTTGGACCCGTCGAACACGATGCGCGTGATGATGCGCCGGTGCCGGCTGTAGACGATGGCCGGCCGCGCCCAGTCCACGACCAGCATGTAGACCGTCGCCCCGCGATACTTCTGCGTGCGCAGCTGTGGCAGCGTGATGGTCGTGCCGTCGATGACGCCGCGCACGTCCTGGTCACCCGAACGCAGCCCGCCCTCGCGCCTGTCCGCGCTCAGGCTGCCTAGCACGATGGGCAGGTATGCCTTGTTTTCGACGGTTAGCTTGCGGTCGTGATCCGTGAACAGGAGCTCGCTGCCGTCCTTGGCCACTACGCGCAGGCAGTGAGCCAGATGCTTGCTGCGGTTGTAGCGCAGCAGATCCTCGGCCATTCGTCCCGGTCGCGTCGTCACAGCGTGCCCTCGCTGCCGTCGATGTTGCCGGCCACCACCTTGGTCAGCGTGACGCCCGATGCCACCTTGATCGCGAAGCCCGGCTGCCCGTAGCCGCCGGTCGCCGGGGTGCTATCGCCGCCAGCTTCGCCGGGCTCGCCGCCTGTGCCGCCTGTGCCGGCGGGTCCGCCGTTGTTGACGCCACCGCCCAGGCCGGGCTGGTTGAGCACGCCGCGCGCGCCGTTGCCGCCGCCCGAAAATCCAAGGCCGGACGGGTAGGTGCCTTGCCGGCCTCGAGCGCATGGGAAGTAGCCCGCGCCGCCGCCGCCGCCTCCTATGCCCGCAATGCCACCCCCGCCTCCTCCGCCGCCAGCACCTCCTGCCCCACCCCCGGCGCCTGTTAGTGCTGGACAAAAGGTAGCTACCATTCAAACCAGAGCTACCACTAAGGGCATGGCTGGTAAAGCCAAAGGTGCCTCCTCGTTTGCAAGGCCTGGTATGAAGCTGGGTACTATCACTGGCAAGTCTACCGGACTTAATGTTCCCACGGGAGGCTAATCATGTGCATGGGCACAATGGTTATGGGATCCGGTCCCATGACAGATACTTCTACTGGAGAAACATTCTCAGCCCCTAAAGGGCTTATGAGTGTTCAGTTTGCCAAAGACCCAGCCAAAGTCGCTGAGTTTAGAGAAAAAGGTATGCTTGGCGATGCGTT